GTCGAGAGCTTGGTAAGCCGTCCCGGTTTGTCCCATATGCTCGTAATAATCAACAACACCTTCAATGTTTGCTGTGCGTCCAAGGAACTTTTTGGTCATCGGTTCAGGGTTTTCGCCCAAAGCCGGTTTATCCAGAAGCATGCCAAGTGCGTCCTCAACCAGATTATCTGGGATGGCGGAACTGACAATTTCCTTGAGTGCTCCAGCACCCATATCTATGGCGCTATTGAGTATACCACTCTGAGGTTCGATCTGCATTGCTGGGTTGTACGGGCCGAGGTTTAGGTTTTGCATCCATTGGTTAAAGGACGCAGCTCCTGAGCGGGGCTGTTTAAACTCCACTCCCTCAAGGCTCATGTACAACTTTACAGTAGCAGATGTTGATGCCGCATCGGCCGTGACGAGTGGTTCCATCACTGTGATGTAAAGTTGGCCGAGCGTATCGTTGTTGACAAGATCAACATACTGCCGGATGAACTGGAACGGAAGATCCAGTTCAACGGTCGTACCCATATTGGGTGACATCAGTGTGTGTTTCATGTTGATCATGCGTCGTTTGTCTGTGTTTGGTGTAACCTGGCTCTTGGGCATGTTGGTTGGCCAGAAATACGCACAAAGAACACCGCGTGAATAACGGTTGCCCATTATTTCGAAACGAAACTTGAGTTTTTTCCAGAGGCACTCATGATAGAGTGCAAAAGGCGAGCTGGCGAGGTTGTTTGTAAGGCAATCCTTGATAACGTCGAGCACGGCAAGATTGCCGGTGCTTGTGGTTGTCCATGGATACGTGCCTATCAAATTCCATCGTCGCATCTGGTCCTCAAGGCTCCAGTACTTGTCGTTGTTGTAGAGCTGGGCTCTAGTACTTTTGGCGGTGATCTTAGTGGGTACTCCTGGTGGCCGGTAAATTTTGGCTGGCGGTGCTTGTTCAGACAGTGTAACGCCCATCTTGGTGTCCTCGACGTGCGCTCCGCTGTCCAAATTGCCAGTCTCCTGTGTGTCTTGTCCTTTCAAAAATTGCTCTAGTTGTTCAAATTGGTCGTCTGATTTATTGTCCATGCTGATATACTAACTACTTATACTATACTACTAATGTTTATGTAAGTTTTTCGTTAATGTCTCTCCTCAGTCTACTGACTTTGGAGGTACTCAGTGTAAGCTATTATGTCATTTTGTATGTCCTTAAATCGTGTCGATTCTTCATGTTTAGTGAAGTTGTACGTGCCGTCAATATCGTTAAACTTTCCTGTCTGTGACCATTCCATATTCAAACTGTGGTAGTTCAAAAGATTGTACTCTGGTCTGAGAGCAAGGATTTGTTTCCGTAGCGAGTTAAATTCGTCGGGACCGTAGAAAAAAGCCTCTCTTAAAGCTGAATTGCAGTTCATTTCACATGCCTGTTCAGGTGGCGGTGACTGATCTGAAATGCGAATCCAGTTTATTTGTTCTTTATATCCACTCTTCAGCGGAACATAAAGAGGGCCCATTTTCCTGGTTGTGTTCTTCAAGAAAGTTAACTGCTCTATAGGTTTTGCTCCCCATGAGTTGTCTTTGTTTCCTGTCGTTACAGTAATGTTAAGTTCAGCCATTACCTCGCTGTGTGCCTTGTCGTTCCAATAAGCCATGAAATCTGGGTGCACAAACACTAAAGCATCATCACCGTAAAAAATTGTTCGAACATATTTACGATAATAATACAGGTCTTTGTATGGTGTTGGTGCACGGCGCAACCAGGTTATTTTGCAATAAACTGAATTGCCGAATCCATTTTTAGGCGTCGTGTTCAGAGATCCTGATGCGTTTCCTTGCAGAATAGCCACAATGAAGTTAAAAATAATGTGGCGTACACGCTCATCCAAGATCAAAAGTTTCC